ACCATTCTTCTTTCCAGCAATTGAATATCCCGTGCAAGGCCAACCACCAACTACAATGCAATTTCTCGTTAAATAGTTTTGGAAAATTTCAAACATATATTGCTCGATTACTGGGGCATTTTTACGACCGAATTTTTTAATATCTTGGAAAATAAAAGGATGTTTGTCAGAGGATAAAGAGGAAAATGAGTTCCAGAAATTATTCTTTAAGTGGTGCTGACAATCAATATCAGGCTCGCAAAAAAAACCCGTTTCATAGTTCTTAGTTTGGTGTAACCCATAAGAGAACATCCCAATTCCAGAAAAAAAATCTGCCACGTTAAGCATTTTCAACCAACCTTAAATGTTTTTTACTTTTTACTTTCCAATAAAACTCAACAACCTCCATGCAATCTTTTAATGTCTTGTTGTCTGAAGACATTTTATCTTTGTGATTCCACCAAACGCCCCATAAATTATTTGTTTGACGTTTAATTATAAAGCCATGCCAGTGGTAAGCCCCAGACCCATATTTAATCTTAAACGGCCTACTCCGCTTATTCATTCTTACTCGCTTTTAATTCAGAGAATTTCTTACCATCGTGCCTAATTGGGTCAATGCCTGTTAAATTAAAAAATCTTTCCAGAGTGACATCACAATAAATTGGGTCGATTTCCATTGAGTAACAAATTCTCTTAAGTCTCTCGCTTGCAATTAAAATAGTACCTGAGCCCCCAAATAAATCCATCACAGTGCTTCCTTCGTTCGAGGAATGGCTGAGAATATGCTCGATTAGTTTTAATGGTTTCTGCGTTGGGTGAATCCCGTCTGTCTTTTGGTTAAATTCCCAAACCGAAAAAGCATGACCAGCTTCGGGGAAGTTAAAGATATGCTTTCCTCTTGTTGCGTGGGCGCACAGCTCACTTGAGAAAGTCCACCTTCTTTTAGTTAGGGATGGCATCGGATTCTTTTTAAACCAAATATTATACGAGACGTGATCAAGATTTGATGAATTAAAAAAATCCAAAATATCATGAATAATAAATTGAGAAGTAAAGACATAATAGGAACAATCTGCTTTTGAAAAATATAGTAAGTTCGGAAGGACTTTCTTAATATCGAAATTTTTGTCCCAATCAGCTTCAGATAAATCGGTCAAAGTCTTCCTTAGTCCATTAGTCGATTTGCCAACATAGTTGGTCGAATGACTAGCAATATTATAAGGAGGATCGGTTAGCACGATATCAGCTTTCTCGCTATTCATTAATTTATTAACATTATAAGTACTAGTGGAATCGCCACATAGAAGCCTGTGTCCACCAAGCACCCATAAATCTCCTGATTTTGTAATCGGAATCCTAGGAGGCTCTAGGGTTTTATCTTCTTCTTTTTTACCCTCATCGCTCTCGGTGGAAAAATCCAAACTTTCAAATCCAAGCATATCGATATTTAAATCAGGAAGTTCTTTTATTCTTTCATGTACCGCATGAACGTCGATTTCGCTCCATTCTTGAAGAGCATTATCTGCAGTGAGATCAGCATATTCTTGAGCTTCGTTTTCATAATCTTGATAAATTACTGGAACATAGTCCATTTTCAGTTTTTTAGCAGCTAAATATCTACCTTCCCCACAAACAACAAAGCCGCTTCTATTAGAGATTGTAAGTGGTCGTCTAAATCCTTGGTATTTTATTATTTCTGAAATTCTATTTATCTGCTCAATTGAGTGCCTGTTATTATTATTTGGGTTTAAGATAATTTGAGCGAGAGGAACTAATTTGATCTCATTTGACTTAATCTTAATTTCCATAAAACCCTCTAGCGGTAGAAAACCCAATATAAAATGCGTGTGCGTAGTTACCAACGATCTCAGGGTAGTCGGGAAACTTTAATTCCATCTCTTGGGAGAAATGTGTCGCCGCAAGATCGTCGCCAAACTCTCCTGCCCTTGAATCGTGCCAATCAATGAAGTGCCTCTTGATCTCCTCTTTTAAATTCGCAAGATCTTTTTGTTTCTTCGATTTTAATTTTTCTAATTTCATTATTTACCTCGGTTAAAAAATCTTTAACTACCATATCAGTTGCTGTCTTTAAAATATTTTCTTGGCCATAAATAGAAAATTCGCTTGAGCCGTTTAAGGCGAGATGGGCGACGAATCTTGGGTTGATTCCAACGAGACCGCTTTCAAGACGGCTGAGATAAAATCTGTCGAAGAATTTTATTTTTTGTGAAAATTGTTTTTGATTCAGCCCAAGGAATTTTCTATAATTGTAAACTAGCTCTGTAAAAATCATAAATCCTCTTACTCAAATCTAATTTCTCTTTCTATTTTTAAAACTTCATAAGGCGGAATCATCGAAACACAAAGTCCGGCCTTAAAAATCTTTTCCATTTCAGTAAAAACTTCTTTAATGTTTTCCCTTTTATTGTCCTTTCCGGCAATAAAAATTTTTCTAACATAATCTTTCAACTGTTTTTTTTGTTGCTGATTTAAACTATTCCATCGGGCGTCTACTATCTGATTCCAACTTAAATATCTTTGCATCCTAACCGCTCTCATTTAAAAGGCCGACGTTTTAAATTTTCGTGGGCATGCTTGTTTTATCACAGATAGTAATTCTTGGAAGCTTGAGTCTTTGCACCCTGAAAATATTTCTAACTCTTTGTCGAATTCAAGCTCATAAAATTTTCGATTGGCCTCTTTGTGATATCTGGCTTTTTCTGTTTGGATGAAAACCCTTGGAGGGTTCACCTCAAAGATTGCCTGCAGAATGTAGTTATAATCGCCTTTATTAACCGACGTAGCATTCCCTCTAACATCCTCGCCTGTGAGTACCTGTCTCGCTGGATGGGCCCCTTTGGCGGTATGAAAAACTTGAATTAACGGTGCTTTAATTTCATAAGATATTTTTCTGATTTCTTGTTGGGCCTTTGCCTCAAAATTTAATCCATTTGAACTTAAAAAAGAAGTTGTTAAATTATCGATGATTATTATTTCCGGTTGAACTTCGGCTATGCGATTCTTAAGCCATGGAAAGAAATTTCTTTGCTCATCGTCGGAAAGATCCATTTCTGAATCTGCAAATAAATTTGATAAATATTCTTTGCGAATTCCCTCTTGTTGTTCGAGAGAATATAAATCTTTGAACTGTGAAAATCTAGTCTCGTTTGAAAACATTTTCTCGACAGCTGAATTAATCGAGAGCGAATAGTCAACAACGGATTCCTCGCTAAGATACGTGTAAACTCTCTTTCCACGCATTGCCATTTCGAGAATAAAAGTTTTAATAAGCGTGGATTTTGCGCCACCCTTTGGCCCGATGACGTTATGGGTTTTCCCCCTTCGCCAACCGTTGTGATCTTTGACAAATTTGAGGTTTGAATCGAATTCTGTTGTTCTGAGTTTCTTTTGATTTTCTTCAAGTTTCTCTCTCGGTAAAAACATGCCGGCCATTTTCTTAACTCCCAGTAAGAATTTTTATTTAAAACATCGATTGCTCTTTTCTCTCCTCGGCTTGGTACTCCTCCCAAAACTTGGCGTAATTGTTGTTTCGGAAGAGATAATCCCAGTTTGGCACAAACTCCCTTCCGTCCGAAGAAGTAAAGAATTTTGTTTTTAAAATCGCAAAAATCTTGAACCAATCCTCGAGCGTTGGGAACTCGTCGATTGCCCGTGAAAGTTTTTTCTTGCGATTTTCCCATGTAACGCCTTTTGTTGTAATCTGCGGTATCCCGTGCTTTGGAGAATTTTCATTCCAGTGCTTTATAATTTCAGCGATCAGGTTTTCTTTTGCAAGATCTTTTTTTTGTGCTTGTGGTTTAATGCCCTCCAACATAAATTGGGAGTCGCTATGCGACGACGATTCGGTCTGCGCAGTTTCCTCGATTTCTTTTTTTATTATTTTTTTATTATTCTTTAGTTCTTTAGTTCTTAGCTTCTTAGCTTCTGCACGGTTTTTGTCGATTTCTTTAAGACCAGAAATTCCACGATTTTCAATGATTTCAAACACTTTATCATACTGAATTTGAATATTTTCTTCAGAAAATTTGACAAAAATTTCAGAATAATTTTCCAAAATTTTTAATAATTTTTCCAAATTTTTTCTTCTTTTGATGCCAGTATGTTTCATTAACGTATTGCAAGAAAACTCAAAAATCCGTTCTTTTTCCGGCTCAATATTCTTCACTAAAATTTCCAATAATGCGCAGTAGAAACCGTAAGCTTCTAAGCCATGGTCGGCCAATAAATAGCCAATTGACGAGTCCGAAATCATGCTTGTTGAGTGCTTAAAAAATTTCATTATTACCCCAGTTTTAAAAGAAATAGAGGTCTTTTTGTGCCACCTTTTTATCCCGTTGTCCATACCACAATGTGGTATTTACACGCCCAAAATCCGAGGAGGTGGATTGTAAATTTTACAACAAGGCTTTTAAATTTTCCATAATTGAAATAATATGACTTAAAAAGGCGGTTTTATGGCATGGCAAGATTATGATAACTGGCGCACAGAAATTCCTATTAATAGTAATTTTTCAAGGTGCGCTTCTTGTGAATCCTTGGTGAAAAGTGTGAATCTGAATTATAAAGATTTCTGTGAAAGATGCGCCCAGAAAGAGCTTGAAAATATAACAGATCTCGAAAATGTTATCTGGGAAATTATTGAAAAAACCGGAGATAAACTAGACGACATTGCAAGGAGGTCAGGCCTTAACCGCACAAGGGTTTTTAGGATGAAGAAAGAAGGCGGAATGCGGATTTATGAATTAAAAGAGCTTATGGCCGGCTATGGGATAACGTTTGAGCTATTGAGGTGGAAATTAAGCGACCCTAAACAAAAAGCCCCACGAGGATAATTCGCAGGGCTTAAGCTTAAAAAGACCGCTGGGACGGTAAGGATAAGCTGTAATATTTATAAACAATTTAAGATCACTTGACAAGGGTAAAATTGAATGGGAATTAACCCTTGTAAAATTTATAGACTCTGGGAGGTCAAATGTCATTACATCAAATCACAAAAGAATTGCGCCAAATCGAAGAAATTGAAGTCCATGACCAAAACTCGCTGGCCATTCAAGAAAACATAACCAACCTACTTCAAAATAAAGTTGATGCGGTTGCAAGATATGTCGATCAAAGCTTTGCGGAGATCCTGCAGTGGAAAGCTGAAATAGAAGCCTTAAGAGAAATGATCGCCGCTAAAGAAGCCAAGATAGATAAGTTTAACGAGTACGTCGCCTTATGCCTTGAACATCTTGGGACTAAGGAAGTTTCTGGTAAAACTAGAAAAATAAAAATCAGGAAACCGTCTAAAAAAGTTGAAATATTTGATGAGAGAAGCATTCCGCCGTCTTATATAGAAATCAAACAAACCACGAGAGTTAATATTGGTTTAATTAAAGAAGACATTACTGTGTTTGGGAAAGAGGTCGCAGGGGCCAAGATTGTGGATGGAAAGAAAAGCATTGATTACGGTTATGTTTCAACCAGAAAAAAGGGAGTTTCAGATGAGCAATGAGCTTGAGAAAAAAGAAATGCTACCAATGGCAAAATTTAGTCAGGAGCAGCTACAACTAATTAAATCCCAGATTTGTCCTAAATCAACAGACGACGAATTAAAATTATTTATCGCCACATGTAATAGGTCTGGGCTTGACCCGTTTGCAAGACAAATCTGCGCCGTGTTTCGTGAATCATACGATAAAAAAACAGGTGAAAAAGAAAGGAAGATGACAATTCAAACAACAGTGGATGGACTTCGATTAATTGCCGAGAGAACTGGGAAATACGACGGCCAAACAGCTCCGGTCTGGTTTGATAGAGAGGGAAAGGAATATTTAATTTGGTTAAAAAAAGAAAAGCCTGCAGGGGCAAAAGTTGGAGTATATAAAAAAGATTGTAGAGAACCGTTCTGGGGAATTGCTATCTGGGAAGAGTTTTGCCCAATGTTTAAAGGTGAAATCTCTACTATGTGGAACCAGAAGGGGGCGCACATGATTGCTAAATGTGCCGAGTCGCAAGCCCTAAGAAAAGGTTTTCCAAACGAGCTTTCTGGTCTCTATACCGAAGAAGAAATGAGTGTCGATAACAACCTTCAAGAAAATTATAAAAGATTAGACGAGACCGTTTACGACGTTCAAAAAGAGCAAATTAAAAGCATTTTTGATATGGCCGGAGTTATCACACAAAACATGAGCCCAGAAGAAAAAGGGCAATGGTCACAGGAAACCTTTGGGGCTACGGGAAAACAAATTGAGCTTGGTTTAAGAATGAAGACAAATCAACAGCTCGATGAGCTGGTAAATAAGTTAAAGCCATTTTTTGAAATGGCAAAAGAGAGAGCCTTGTGAACAAGCAAGTTTTTTTCAAGGAGATTAGTGAAATAGTCTCCTTGCTTGTGTGGTTAAACTCAGAAGACTCTTATTCTTGGTTCTTTCAATATTATGGCCATACTGAGTTATTTGAATTTCACGCCAGCCTTAGTAAGAAAAACTACAACAACATGATCGCAGGCTCGAGGCATGAAGTTAGTCTGGACGCCAAGGGTGCTAGGAATGATTTAGCAGACATGATTGACTATCTAAATAAAAGAATCTTTTTTATTCAAAATAATCCAAGCCACACAACTGAAGAAGACCCAGATATCACGGTTACGATTAAAAAAAGCGAAGCTGAAAAACTTGGGAAATTATGTCAGAACTAACGCTTAAATTTACTCTTCCGTTTAAGCCCCTCCCTGTAAATCAATCCAAAGGATTTAGAAGAGGTGGGTTTATTGGAAAGTCTGAAAAATATAGAGAATACGAACCAATTTGCGCCGCCCATTTTGAATCACAAATTAAAAGTCAAAAATCAGCTGTTGATTATTTTTTTAATAAAAAATTTAAAAAACCTATAGCCATTCTTTTCAAGGTTCATCTTCCAAATCTTATTACCAAAGAAGGTGAGTATTCTAAAACAAGAGGAGATTGGGATGGGTTTCCAAAGGTAACTCAAGATATTTTATTCCGCTGCCTTAACCAAAACGATGCTCAGATACTTGATGGGAGAGTTGTTTTGGTTCCGAGTGATAGCGAAAAAACAGAGATAATTCTTTTTTAAATTCCAAAAAAGTCTTTTATTTCCTGTAGGGTGTGCCAATGGTACTCATCGAAGATTGTTGTGTTTTTAATTTCATCTAGAGAAAATTCAAGTAGATAATATTCCACTCCGTCCACGGTATAGATAGGGCATAAACTAATATCTCCGTAAGCCAGAGATCTATTTAGGGTAGCCACTGGGATGCCTTCCGAGGTTGGGATTTTTATGTATTTTGTAATCATGGTGCATCGGCAACAAAAGCCGCTCCGTTTTGCATGGTTAGAACATTTCCAGCTTTAACACAGATAACATTAGGAAAGACATCTAATGAGTAATCCCCCATTTGCCACCAACAAGCAGTAAAAGCCCATAGAATTGCATTTGACTGCCAATCGTAACCTTTGCCTGCGTTGTAAATAACCGATACCCCTGCGGCGTCTAGTTGAGAATAAATCAAGCCGACATCACCAATGGTTCCTGCAAAAAAGCTGTTTGCCGCATTTCTTGCGCCTACGGCGAAGTAAACGCCATTATTTTGGATTGTTAAAGTTAGGTTGTCTTGGTTTACGGTCACTGCTTGTAGAACATTATTGACATATATTTTAACACCAGCCGCAGTCTGTGAGCCATCATAGGTATAGCAAACGTGATACCAAGTACCGATAACAGGAGTGAAGGCGTTTGTTGAAACTCTTATTCCATTAGCCCCAGACAAACTGTTAGCAATAACAACAGACAAAGCAGCCCCAGTCCATTCTATGCCATAGCCTTGATAATTTGCGGCTGAATTGTTGTGCCCCATAAGGTATCTAACCCCAGCTATTGTACTCCATTTAAACCATCCAGACATTGTGTGAGGTTGAGTTCCTAAAATATTAAGGCCAGCCGATTGCGCCGACTCCCTGAGAGTGTCATTTGCTCCGTCGAAGGCAACGGACACAAGGTCGGAAAATGCAGATAATGCAGAAAAATAAGTCGTTCTTGAATTCCAAACCTTGTCAAATTCTTTAGAAAGGGAAGCGTATTCTGTTTCTATGTTTGTGCCAGATTTTATAACACGCCTAATTTGCCACATCGCTGTTGAATTAACAGGAGATATCTTGGTTCGCCCAAAATAAGAAAGGTTTGCGTTAACTCTATCCTCTCTTTCAAACATGAAGTTGTCAGTATCAACTCGCAAGCTTTCCCAAGATGAACTATCAAAAGCTTGGCCGACTCTTCGGCGAATCGTGCCCCAAAATGAAGTTGTGTTTTCTGTCGCCATTAGAAAATAATAAGCGAATTTTAGACCTTTTCAAAGTTATTAGATTTAAGTAAAAATGCCATGACAAAAACCGGAGGTTATTATGTCGAAAGAAACAAAAAAAGATCGTGTCAAAAAAATGAAGGTTAAAAAAGAATTTGAATTCACGCTTACGGATAAGGATATTTTAGAGAAATCCGCTAATGCATCTTCCTTGAACGAAAAGCTCAAGGAAAAGCTAAGGGAATTTGATGGCGTAAAAAAGGTTTTTTCCGGCCAAATTAAAGAGTTGAAAACCGAGCTGGATAATGAACTTATGAAAATCCAGACAAGAAAAGAAACTAAGGTTTGCGAGGCTGAAGAGGTCTATAACTATGAGACAGGAGACCTTACTGTTTTAATTAAAGGGAAAACACATCTAGTTAGACCAATGACCATTAATGAAAAGCAAATGTTTATGGATATTGTTAGTGAGTCACCAAAGGCCGCCAAAGTAGGAGCCATCGGAAAGGCTATCAACAAGGCTAAGAAGACAAAAGAAGAGAAAGAAAAAGAACTTAAAAAAGAGCTAGAATACATCAATGCTAAGCAAACTAATGGAGTTATGTCACAAGAGACTTCAACTTTAAACCAATAGGCTTTATAATAAAAATGCGGTAACTCTGTGTGGAAGGCTAGAACCATGTTTGAGCGTCGCTATACAAAATGCTCAAGCGGATAAATAAGCATGGCCCGTGCGACACTAGTCAGGGCTTTTTAAAGAGGTAGTGAATGGGGAATAAAATTAATCTAATCGACTTCTGGGCACTAGCTGTTGTTTTTATGATTATTGCGTGGTTTGTGTGAAAAAAATAACTGAATTATTAATCTTTTTTAGTCTAGCTGTTTTTGCTATTTTCTTTTGGATTCTAACTTCTTGGGCACTTGGAATAAAACAATCTACTTATAATCCCGACCGTGAACAATAGAAATTGGGGCTGATTTTTCCAAACCCCTAATCGTTCTAATCGCATCCTTTACAAGCTCTAAAGTATGTAATTTATAATGTTCGGCCCAAAACTTCACAAGCCTTTTCCCAACGTAACCCTGATTTACTAGCAACCTAAAAATCTTTGGCCCATAAATATATTTTGAAATTTCAGCGCATAGTCTATAGGCGTCTGGGTCTCCGAAAACGCACCTTCGGAATAAAGCCATGTCTTTCGGATTGTATTTTGTAAAACTCATGGTTGACCACCTTTTCTAGTAGTGTATAAACCTTGGCCCTAGTTGGTCAATAACTCCAAAGCCTAAAGTGAATTCTTGAATCTTTGTATCTGTGTAACTTAAGCCTTTTGAATTCGGATCACCCATTAATCCAGCATTAAGCTCAAAAAATGTATCTCCTCCAAACCGGCGATAAGAAACTCCTCCTCGATGAGTGTGACCAACAACCATCGACATAAGATTTTTATCTCTATGCTGGCCAAGTGCATTTAAATAACCATGGTGGAATCCTATTCCTTGAATCTTTAAAATATCCCTATAATCTTCAACAAGTGTGACCCCGTTAAATGTTGCAATCTTTTTTAGATAATCTTTAGCAATGTGTTCGAACTCTGGCAGACCCTCCATAACTCTTTTGATTGGGCGGACGTCGTGATTACCTAAAAGGTTGAACATTTTGGCTTTTGGGTTGTCTTTTCTAAGGGTGGCAAAAAATTCCTCAGCCATCCCCCTTGCTAGTTCAATCTCTTCTTGTGGTTTATAAATATTATGAGACCTTGGAAATTTAGAATAAGAATACATGTCGAAGAGATCGCCCATTTGGATAATGTATTTTGGCTTTTCTTTTTTATTGAACTCTAGGAATAATTTTTGAGTTGGCTTATGAATAAACGGGAAATGTGTATCGCCTGCAATTGCCATTAAATCTTTAACGCTGAATTTGCTCCTAGTAATTCTTGTTTCATAAAGACTGACTTGTTTTTCAATATCATAACCATAAAGTTTCTCAGCTATTTCTTTGCCAGTTAATTTCCTTTGATGTCTTATATCTTTTGTGTCTTCTATAACCCCTGCTAGGAGTAGAATCTTTTGCCATCCACCATGTTGATTTATTTGCCTTTGGGAGATTCCAAAATCGACTGCCTCTCTAACAGTTGGGACTTTGCCAAGATCCTTAAAAAGAGCTGTGGCTTTCGAGACAATTTCATGCTCGCTTAACTTCATAATGTAATTCTATCTTATTTATTGATTAACGCAAATTAAGGTCGACACTCTGGGTCTCTTGGGTGCCTTTCACACAAAAGAGTAAACTTCCCAGCAAGATCATTCCAAGAATCTTCAAGGGCTTCTGAGTCATTTAAATTTGTGCATCTGCTGTTTTTTGATTCTATAAAGCTTTTCATATAGCTCTGCTGATCTTCGGGCAGCCTAGGGTCAAAACAAGCAAGCGAAGCATCGCCGATCAAGCAATCTTCAAAAAGTGGTTTCTTAATGTTTGGATGTGTTGGACACGACATTGCCAGTAATCCGAGAAAGGGCCCGAATAAGAACCAGTCTTTCTTGGTCGGTCTCGGCTTTTCTGATTTGCATGAAAATGATTCTTCTTTCTTCTTTCTCATGGATAGCCTCTTCTTTCATTCTGGATATTTTAATCTTCATCCACTCGTCGTAAAAACGCTCGGCCCATTTGTCCAATATTTTTATTGAAGCAAATAAGCCGGCGAGCGATTTAATAAATATGTAAATCTGTGTCATTTCTTTTGTACGTTATAGATAGAGAAATATTTCAACCAAGGCACAATGGTATTTCTGAATTTTTGAACTTTCGTGGCCCACTCAGGTGCCTTTGAAAGCCTAAGTGCCACTTCTGGCAAAAGCAATAAAGCTTCAACTGCGGTGGAAAGGATTGTAAAAACAGCTCCAACGAAACCAACCCACTTGGCTGCTACAACTAGCAATGGCCCAACCTTGGGGATACTAGAAACAAAAGCTAATGCACTTGCTAGCCACTCTGGATTTGATGCCGGATCTTGAGCAAAACATGAGATTGAAAGGATGGATGCACCTAATAGGATTAAGATTTTTTTCATAAAATTCTCCTTTTTGATTGTCCATGAATATGTTCTTCGGTTCCTAAGTGAAAGTAAAATGGATTCGGCTTTCCTGATTTTCTACCAATGGCAGCGACGTGCGCTAAGTCTCTCGATCCATCCGCTATTAAATCATCGATGTCATCCGTTGTAAAACCAACGCCTTTGGTTCTAATATCGAAAGCCCTTCTCTCTGCTTCAGTATGACACTCTTCTTTCGATTGGCTTATTTTGGGCCCAATAATATATGTAAAAACAATTTTAATTCCTCTTTCTTGGCAGAAATTAAAACAGTAATCGGCAACAATTAAAAGATTTAAATCAACCCTATGCCAATCCTTGGGATTGACGCCTTCTTTGTACTCACATTGGGTTGTTAGTTTGTTGATAATGGATGCAATTTCTTGGCTACTTAACTGGTCGCCAGTTTTTTTGTTCATAAATACCTAGTCTTTCTTCGATTCTTATTAGTGAATCTCTCATTAAAAGCTGGCTTTCTTTTACTTTCCCAGTGTCGGATTTTACCTGAGCGACTTCTTTTTTATCATAAGATTGAGAGGCTTCTATTCTTGTAATGCTAGTGAAGACCCATATAGAAAAAACACACGCCGACCCGATTAAGCCAGTTGAAATCCATAATCCTAGTTCACGAGCGATTCTAAATGAGTTTACTTTTTTCAAAAATCCACCTTTATGGATATAGGTAAAGCGTTAGTCCATAGGTTGTTAAATTTGAATTCGATGCGCCTGCAGACTGCGCTCCACCGACATGAATTCTAAACACGTCGTTATCAGCAACATTAAAACACTGCATCATGGTGCCCATGTCGTTATAATATTCGCCGAATAAACATTGGCCTGCAGTCATTGACTGTGGGTCGGTTGTAAACTGAGAGGCATTAATAGACGCACATGCATAAACCAACCCAGACATCTGGGCAGAAAAGCTTGCACAAAGAACCCCTGCGTCGGTTACTGTTGCGGAGAATCCATTTGTGGCACTGTTGTCCACTGTGATTGATCCGGATGCTGTTATTGTAGATGAGAACTTGGCGACTCGTGTATTTGTTGAGCCAGTGCCGTTATATCGCCCCATAATAACTTTACCGATGACGTTGCTTGAAGACCCAGTGGCGGCGATCGTGATGCTTCCTGGCCCATTTGTGATTGTTATGCCAGAGCCAGACGTTATAGTCGCCGCTAGTGGCGAATTTCCAGTGCGCCCAATTAGTAGCTGGCCATCTGTCTGTGCAATAGAGCTCAATGTGTTGGATGCTGAAAAATAAGCGACCGAATTAGCAGTCCCAGATCCAGTGATGTCAGACGTGTCGCAATTCGCCCATGCCGCATTAATGTAACACTTAAAACTATTTGTTGATGTGTTATAAATCATCATCCCATTTGTGGCGTTTAGTGCATTCATTTGCGCTGTTGTCATTCTTGAAAGCATCAAGGCTTTTGTTACAGAATTAATCTCTATCCCGATACTTGAATTGGTCGTTGCTTGTGATCCGGCTGTTGGCCCTAGGAGCAAAGAGGCATTCGTCGTGACAGTCAACTCCGGCGTGGACGAGGAGTCTAATATTTGGAATGGCACATAAGTTTGAGCTGGTATTTTTTTAGCCTGAAACTGACTGGCCTTTTCAATTCTCCCAGTCGCCGAGAATACCGATAATGAAAGTAAAAATAAAAAAAAGAACTTCATAAAACTCCTAATTGCTTCTGCTGATTTCAACGTATCTATCGAGTGCTGAAATATATTTTAATTGTAAAGTGTTGCCTCTTGCTAGTTCACAATCACCATTAAGCAAGCATCCCTTGGACGCATCATTATGGAGAACTGTTACTGTGTTGGTGTCGTGATTTCCTATTAGAGTCACGACTGCTCCATCTAGTGGAACCACAGCTGCAAATGGCGTGGATGAAAGAGTTATGGCCCCAGCGTTTCCTTGAACCAGCCAATCTTGGTCATCGTAAAGATTATTAAGAGCGATTGTGTCACTTGCTGTTAAAGTTAGATCAGAATTTCCAGCTTTTTTACTCGTGACCGGAACCCAGACCGCAGCTCCGAGAGTTGAATCCATTAAAACAAAATGCCTTCTCGGGCTTGAACTTGTATTAATCCATCTACTTCCGACTCCGTATCCATCGCCTGAATCGTCGTTTACTGTTGGGTCAAGTGTGGCAGCAAAATTACATTTTGCCCCAGCCCCTCCAAGATATCCCCTTGTGACCGCATGGGTATCCGCTGTCGGTGTGCCGACTGCGACTGGTAAGCTTGCGTCTGGTTGTGTTACTGAAGCACCTTGAGAAAATTTGAGCGTCTTAATTTCGGCTGCCATTTTTATTCCGTTGAATCGTTAAGCTCTGAGAGCCTTAACTTTGTTGATTTAGAATTTCTCTCTATTCCAATTATAAGCGCATTAACTGAGTTATTGGAACCCAAGATCTTGTCATGACTAATAGTGAACCAATCACCAATTTTAGATAAAAAATTAAATGCATTGGTCTCGACTTCAAAAATCCTTCTCGCCTTGGATATCATATTAAAGATTTCATCATATCTTAATGTGACCGCAGTGATATCCTCACCTAGGCGTGTGTCAATAACCGACTCAATTATTCTCTTTCTTGAAATCCTGTTTCTGTAAAAAGCTTTTAGATTGGCTTCTGATATAGTAACTATGTCGCCGTCCAGAATATAGTACTTAGACTTGATCACCATATCCGTGACAACATCATTTGGATCTTGGCTCATCCGTAATGACTTTTCTTTTATTTCTGTGCTTGTTAATTCCAGAGTTGGAGTGGTTGTTTCAAACAAACCATAAGCTACTTTAAAGTCGCTAGTAAACGTCACATAAGAAAAAACGGATTCGGATATAGTCTCGATAATTTCTCTAATTGAAATAAAGTCATTTGAATCTAATGGTGGGTCGATAAAAGAAATCATTTGAGGGAAATCAGAGTCAACAGCTGTAAAAGAAGCACTGTCGACTTCTGATGATTCGAAGGCCCTTAGGAATTGATTTCTAGCGGTCGTTCCTGGCCGATAAGACGTTGAGTCTTGCGCTAGATATTTAAAATAAACCTTGTCTGTTTTAGGGTCTAAAGTTGTCATTCCTAGTGTTGCTTCAAAATTATTAACAAAATCGATTTCTAAAACTTTGGAGTTTGCGCTTAGTGAAACAGAGTAATCCCTGTTGTAAAGTGGATAGAAAAGTGAATTGCCTTGCTGAACAACAACCCCAGAGATCCGAACCCTCCTCATAGTATCTCCATTTGCAGGCGTTGCGGAGTAAGGATAGGATCGGATATAGGAGCTGGGCACTTTTTCGATAATTCTACCGTAATAAGATGCGCCAATTTTTATCGTATCGCCAACTTCGAAATCTTGATAATTAGAGAGCTGAAACTCTAATGCTTGGAATCCACCGCTAGTAAAATTTACTGGGCTTGAAATTGTCTTTGTGATCTCGGCGTCGTATCCAGAAGCTCCGGCGCAAGCCGCCCACGTCCTATTGGTTGATGTTGTCGGGTTAGCAGTATATGAGGCGACATAAGCTTCGGCCAAACCACTTGGATCTAAGGATCTGACCTTATAATTGGATATGATTTCGTCTTTGAATTTAACAGGTGAGCTTCTGCCGTAGATCTTCCTTATGATTGCACCTTCGTTTTCTGGATTGATAGCCCCATACTGGCCGGAGACTAAAGACGCCTCTGGATCTTCATCGATTGTATAGCTTGGCCTTTCTATCTTCTTTAGAATATCAGCGACGACTATTGTTATTTTATCACCATCGGAAGACCACTGATCGCAGTATCCTCTAAATGCTAACTGGAAATTATCAGCTGAATTTATACATCTCCAAACTTTGACGTCTCCGTTCTTGAAAGAGTCATATTCGTTAAAATATTTTGAAAATTCTTTGTCATAGTTTAGCAAAACAAGAGGAGATGCGCTTATTGACATTAATCCGTTCAGTGAATTTTCCTGTGAAAAAACAAAAGAAGGGTCGCTTCCAAGTTTTGGCTCATAAAAAACATCTCCCGAATTTGAATCAGAAAGATCTTTTAAGGCATATCTGCCAACGCCATTTGTTGCATAGAGTTTAAAAAAAGCCGTAAACGCATCGTCTAAATCAAGCGTGATCCCTGTGTCTCTGACGATAATTTGCATCGTTGTTGAGTTGAAATAATATTCCCCTGCGGCAGGAGTCGTTGACCCTGTCAATGTCAGTTGTGTATTTCCGTTTAAAACTTTCTCTGGAATAAAATCAAGAGTCGCTGAATAGAAATCAGTTGTCGCAGGAACCAAAGAAAGCACTGCGTTTAGATATCTTCTTCCTTCAATTGAAACAAGGGAGAACTTACCGGAGTCCTGTTCTTCAAGTAAATTATTAAAGTCGTTAGGCATTATCTAATCCCAAAATAAGAAAATTTAATCGGAAACTGATTGTACCAAATTTCTGTCGTGATCCCTGTTGGATACTCTGGATTAGGATAACCAAAATAAAGAGACAGGTATGATACGTCTAAGTTCCTAGTGTAGTTTTGAGTCTTTGCTGTTAAGTAATAATCCTGACCAGCGGCTAGATTTTCTTTGCTAAAATCAAAAGAAGCCAAGCCTATGAAATATTCTTGCTCAACATTGAGCGAATTATAAGACCATTCTTTTATGTTTAACCAATCAGTTTCAGCGTAAACCTTGGAATAATTAGTTGATGTGTGAAGCTGAAGCTTAACCTCTGGATCACCAACAACGAACCCGTGCTTAAAGATCCCAACTATGGCTTTTTGGATTTTTTGATTATTCACATCGTTTATTTTTCCAAGAATAACCCTATCGGAATTGTCCTCAATAACTCTTGCCCATATATATTCGGGGAATTCAAAACTCATAAAACCTCCTCTATTTCAAAAGAGCATCTGTGGAGGTCGCCATAAAGATGCGTGTACTCAGGAACCTTTGAGAATCGGCCGAAAATACAAGTCTCTTCAAGGTTGTTTGTTGTTTCACCATTAGGGTCAAAACAAATAAAAAAAGGAACGCCTTGACCAAATCTATTGGATAAGTCTTGAATGAAATCCTTATTGTCTTTATTTAAAGCTTCAACGAATACATTAGAGAACTTCTTTCTTCCGGCTTTTCTGTCTCTGTAAACCTGACCGCCCTCAGATATAAAAACATCGGAGCGATCTTCCTGTGTAAACGTATGTCCCTGAGAGTGATATCGGTCATTAAACTTTGTGATCTCCGACAGTGCTAAAATCCCAACGGGTATTTCTGGGCCGGATGGATTAAAGATATCTGTGATTGTTATTTTCCAAAATCGATGAGCTGATTCAACAGTGTCAATAAACTTAAAAAGCCCAAGCTTTGTCGGGCTCAGCGTTTCATCAACCGGAGTGGTTCCGGTAAACAAATCAACGTCATTCGCTTGTATTCTAACTGTAGCATTTTCGCTTACCCCAAAGTCATTGGATAAGTCACCGATCATTCCGATAAATCCAACCTCTGCTGAGTAGCCAAAATCGACTTTGTAATATTCGTTCGGGTAGTGGTTTCTTTGTTCGTCTGCACTTAATGAGTAATTTAAGCCATCAACAACCCCTGCCGTATCGACAATAGTCATGAAGCCCATAGTTTCATGGGCAGCATTAGCAGTTTGTGAAAGCCTGAATGTCCAAGTCGCATTTCGTGTTATTTTAAACTTAAAACTTCCAAGATATGTAACCGTGAATCCAGAAGAAACCGCATTTAAAGCCGTTTGGATTGCCGTCGCAAAAGAAGATGGCGATGTGTATGAACTCGAAGCAATTGTTGCGGTCTTGTTCGCACCGTCGTTAAAATAAATTGAGTTATTGGTCGAATCAATCAGGAACCTTCCAGTAAATTTATGCGCCTTGGTTCTGATATTGTTAATTAAATTAGACAATGGATTCCCTGTTTTCGTTGAGCTTGCTTCAAGTGTGTTATATCCAGCAAGAAGAAGATTTTCATTCATGAATCTTATTTGGCCAAGCTCTGATTGTGCAATTATGGTCATGTTAACCTCTGCGCATTTCTATTTAAATTTAAAATAATGTTAGCGAATTCTCTTTGGTTTAACTCAACTGATGTCGAGACTTGCATTGGACTTTCTAGTAAATCAAGAATCCTTGCAAAAATAGCTTCTGATCTTTGTGGCCCGCCTTGCTTGCCTAAATAGCTTTTAAGGTCTTCCGTGAGGCTCCTATCAATAACGTACTCGCCGGAACTGACCCCAGCTATAAAGTTATCTTTCTGGAATCCTGCAGGGATCTCACCTCCGCCTGCAAAAATCCCATCTAGTATTGTGCCAATGCCTGATAATTCGCTTAACCCCCCTGTAGCAAGGGCAAGTCCGCCTCTTAAACTGCTTCCGCCGCCTATATCAGAAAGAACTCCACCGCCGCCTTGTCCTCCTCCAAATAATCCGCCCGTCGCTTGGCTTTTTACTGAGTCAATTAGGGCTTCAACAAAGTCATCTGCCGAACCAACTAAAGCCTCACTAAATGACAAAGCCACTTGAGGCATTTCTTTTGCTAAAGCCAGCCCTATCTCTGGGGCGGCTGCGCTCAAAGAAGATATTAGTCTTGGGCTCAACTCAACCAATTTAGATATCAGTTGATCTGCCGACCCGACCAGCTCCTCAATAAATACAGGAATGGCGTCAATAAGTGCCTCGATTATTATAGGAACGCTTTTAACGAATTCACGAACAAATGCCCTCGTCGCTTCTGGGCCACCAGCTAAAGCTTGTAATAGGGGCTGTGCCGCTTGCCCAAGGCCAGGAGCTAATAGGTCAAGCCCTAGCCCTGCCGCCCCTGTAACGGCAGATTTTGCCCCTTGTGCGCCCCCTGCTATTAGGTTCCCGATTCCAACCGTCCGTCCGAGTGCAACATTTTGACCAAATGACTGCTTTTGCTCCGCCGTAAGATTCTCAGGAGTTTCAATTCTCTGGAAAGGTGCCCCCGCCGCAGTCAGGATCGATTGATTAATTTCCTTTCTAATCTGCAGTTCTTTTTGGAGCCTATCAGTTCTTTCTTTTTCAGCTTCTTTTTCAAGTTTAGACTTCTCTATTTGAAAATCTTTTTCGATTTTTAATCTTAGCGAGGCGTCTTCTCCGGCTATCTTAAGGCGTTCGTCACGAATTCTTTTAAGATTGTCTAATTCTGACAATCCAACGTCCGCCAAATCCTTAGCAAGTTTCTGCCTAGCCTTAACTTGCTGAGCAGTTCTTTCTTGCTCTTCTGTTCTCTGACCTGTGCCAGAGGCGATGGCTTCACTCTTCTTTAATGCGGCCAAAGCAGCTTCATATTTAGTTAGCTTCGCAGTCGCATCTTGAATTTTTAAAGATTGATCGCCAAAGAATTCACTTTTAGATTGTTTTTTTCTTAAATCTTCAAGCTCTTTATTTAATTCTTTTATTTTTACCGTTAACTCTTCGATGGTTTTCGGTGGAAGCATTTCTTCGATTAAGTTCTTTGCAGACAACCCAGCTAAAGCAGCAAGTCCAACTCCAAGCAAAACAACCGGAGCTTCTAGTGCTAAAAGAGCAGCTCCTAAACTAGTAACCGTGGCTGTCAAAATGGCAAACCCTGCAGATAAACTAGGAAGAATCGCTATTATTCCAGTGATTGCGGTTCCTGCCAAAGCAGCCCCTGCGATTAGCTTTGCAAAACCGCTATCGTTTCTTAAGGCTTCAGATAATTTTAAAAACAAAGAAGCGGCTAGGTCGACTGCTGGCAAAAGATTGCGCCCTATTTCTTTAGTTAGATCTTCAAGCGATATCCTTAGCCTATCGGATGGCCCTTTTGCATCTTGCGCAGCCTTCGCTTGTCCGCCAAAGAGACGATTTGACTCGCTCATGAATTGAGAAAGCTTTTCTTGTACGCTTGCCGTTGTGTCGAGTGAAACGCCATAGCGAGAAAGAATATTAACGGAACCTGTAACGGATTTCCCTAGCAATTGGAATGCCGATTCTAAATCAATCTTTAATCCGGCCGCGAGGTCTGCCACCGCAAGCGCAAGTTCTTTTGATATTTCATTCTGACCTATGAAGTTTTGAAGAAGGGATTGCCCTCTTATAAACGCTTCATCCTGAAACCCAGTAAGGATCTCTAACTGATTAGCAATATCAACATAATTTCTAATAAGGCTTTGGTTTTCGATTCCTTGGTTTTTAAGAGACTGAGTGAGTTTAGAAATTGCGATTTCTTCTTCTCTGACCGCTGTTGTTGATTTGTAGATTCCAGCTGCGAGGCCTGCGAAAGCTATTGCCGAGCCGATGCTTAATTTTTTCATCGACTCGTTAAGCTTTTTGACCTCTTTGTCCGTTTCATTGAGGGCGGATTTTATTTCCTTTGTATCACCGGAGATTTTAATCTCTAATTCGCTCATCTTCCATCTTCCTTAATGCTTCGGCTGTTTTTCTATTAATAAAGTTTTCCATTAACTTTTTTGCTTCTTCTCTTTTCTTCTTATCAACAGGCTCGGCTTTTTTAGATCTCTTATCTTCAAACTTTGCCCCATGTATATCGGCCAAAAATTTTGCCTCTCTAGATCTTCTGTCGGACATCTTGGGGAGCAAGCAATCAATTTGCCTAAGTGTTAACTCCCCAATCTCCTGCACCGTGTACCCATATTCGCTTGCAAGCATGTCGAAAATTTCCGGCCAATTTACTTTCCCTCTTTATTTTCTCCTGACCCTTCTTCGCTTGATTCTGGTAATCCCAATCCTCTGGATTTCATGATTGCAATAACCATTCTCCCGAGATCTGTTGTTTGACCGCCATCCCTTGAGCTTCCATCGCAAATTGCCATTAATCTTTCTAGGTTTGTTTTAACCTCTTTCTTATTTCCTTCGTCGTCAACCTGTTCAATTTTAATTTTAGACAACTGTATTTTGGATTCATCAGAGAGAATTCTTAAAAAGATTTTGCAAATCCCAACCGTGTCGAGAGTTGAAAAAACTTTGTCTAACTGACCTTGATTAGGGAAATTCTCCTGAAGCCAAGCGATGTCTCTTAGCTGCATAACCCTTGTTTCAAATTGAAGGTTATCCTTCCCTAGATTAACTGTAAGTGGCTGCGGTAAAATGTTAATTAAACTTGTCATCATTCCTCCATTCTAATTTGCTAGATTTCTAGGCGCAATTGAATTAAATTTATTGTCAGGACACAAAGGAGATTTTCATGAAAAAAGAAAAGAAAGTCAAAAAAACAAAGAAAGTTGAGGTGAGGCTTGATCCAGAATTGTACGGATTGATTGCTAGAAGGGCAGAGCTTTACTCAAAAGGCAGGATATCTGATTATCTTAGATATTGTGCCATCCACATGCAGCCAAGAAAGAAAATGATCGCCTAGAAAAGAAAAACCCCTCTTCCGTGAGGGGCTTCCGTAAGGAAAACAACATCGAGGGCCATTTTCTCAATGTTGAAATTAAGCAGGAATTACGTGTCTAATTTTAGCAATACCACTCTTGGTTGAATCATAAAAAGCCTCTAGTGAAATGGTTGTTTCAGCGAAAGCTTTTTCTTGCGCCCCTAAATCCATTCCTAATGCTTTAGCTCTAAAGACGTCGATTTCAAACATTTCGCCATTCCCTTGTTGTTGCGCAAGAAGCATACATCCAACTTCTGGGAAGACATCTGTTGACCCACCGATTACAACTTCCATTGCCCCAGAGTGAATTGGTAAAACATAAAAAGAGGCTGTGTGGCCAGTTGTGAAAGCTGGAACCCCTACGCCCGTGAATCTTAAACCAAGAGAAGCCACATCGGTGTTACCTGCAATAATTGTTATATCTGCGGCAAGAAGTTTCAACGTGTCATCTTGGAAAGAAACATCAGTTCCTCTTGAGAAATCGATATTCGACATTGAGTAAAGATTTACTGTCGCCGCACCTGTCGCTTTGATAATGTATTTCCCGAATTTTAAATTTGCTTCAGAAGCAGCCAAAGCCGTAACTGTACTTAACCCGTTGGAACCATCTACAATTGATCCTCCAAAAAGATCAGCAACGGCACTAACGTCTCCGGTAGCATCAGCCGCTATGTCTGTCGGAGCTTTGCCTAAAAGAATTTCAAATAAAACATTTGGGTATTCTCTAACAGTGGCTTCGATTTTTGCCGTAATGTTTGCATCCTGAACGGAGTATGGGAATCTTGAAGATCCGCCTCTCAAGGCTACAGTTTCACCTTCCATTGAGAAAGTTCCATTTCCTAGAACTTCCAGCATCTTTCCGTAAGGGAGACCTGTCGATCTGTTGTACATTGTTAAAGAATGGATTCCGTAGATTGCTCGAGGATTTGATAGACTCATATTTTACTCCTTTAGTTTGGTTTCTTCCTTAATAATAATATCATGACCCTGAAACCTTTTTTTGTCACGCAATAGTAGTCTCTGCTCTAACTCCAATGGCATAGTAAAAATGCGAAGAATCAAGTGATTGAAATGGGAAAGGTGCCAATGACTTAACTTCGATCTTTCTAGTCTTGTTTACTGTGTTAAATTTCTCGGTTAATACTTCCTCAAGTGACCTTAAATATCTAAGAACCAAAGAAGACATCGTCTCCGTTAACGGGTCTTTAATTACCATGGCAATATCAACGCTAACCACCTTAGAGACCCTTGGCCCAATACCACTGGATTCTATGTTGTCGATGTACATGAAGATGTAAGGGTCATAGTTTACGACTTCTTGGTTGAGCGAATGCTTAATATAGGCATCGTCTTCAACTGGTTTCATGAAAATATCGTCATTTTTCTCGTTGTTTATTTCAGTGATCTTTGTATTGATGTTTGATTTTAAAACAGTCTCAAGATCGTTAAAAAACCTTTCGATGTCGTATTTGTTACTTGCGCCAATTGAACTCATATTCTAATATCTCCGGCCAAAACTTTGTCATTCGTAATCTTAACAGCTGCGCCAGTGGTCTTGCCAAGCCTTTTTAATACGTAGACGTTGATTGTTGAGAACCAGCGTTGTGGTCTACCCATCTGCTCGCTTGTCGCAAAACGTGGAGCTTCTGGGCCAATAAAAATAAACTTCCTGAGAGGCATAGTGCTTCTAGGTTTATCCGAGTTATGAAAAAGACCGTAAGAAACCTTTGACCCAATAACCAGCTCATGACCAGTATTCTTATAAACTGAATTAGGACTCCCGAATTCTGTAACAGACTCAGCAAGCTTTCCTGTTGCTTTTAACAACGGATAATCGAAACCATATTTTTTTAACTTAAATCTCTGATACGGTGATTCTTTGATTGTAAAGAACCCTGTTCTGACTCTCCCGATCGGACGCCCAGTAAATGTTTGTGCCACCTCTGAGTTTTTAAATGGCTCGAATTGGCCTGGCCCCCTTAATTGGAAGATAGATTTATTTGATCTAAACCAGTCATGAGCAATAAGATTAAAAGGGACGGTTAAGTCGCCAACTTCCTTTATCGCTTTTCGGATATTTGCTGAGAATTGTTTTTGATTGGAGACTTCATATTTAAAAGACATTACCAACTCACCTTGTCCCTAGCAAAAATTGGCTCTATTTCTTCTTCGGTTTCGCCAAAGTCAACGCCTTCGCCCGTGGACGCACTGACGGCATCTACTAATCGAAGATCGCCGTCGACAATTCTATCAAGGTCATCGTTTGGAGTTTCTATTGAATCAAGCCTCGCTTGACCAACCTGAGTTATTTGTTGGATCTGTGTTTTTACGCCAAGAATTGGCTTTATTCTTTCACACACTCTGTAAATACATATTCTCTTTAAAACCTTAAGCGATTCTGTTTCTGAGCCAGTTAAAGGCGTCTGGTACCGACAAGCAATTCTTCCGTCAATATTAGCCGACTCTTGAGAAATAAACTCATTAACTGAGTCTCCGGTGACTTTTGACGAGTTATTGAATGGAGTCCCCGAAAATTCTCTTTCTATATCTTCTAATTGACAATAATTCATATTAATTCCCACATAACCATGTTTTATAAAATACAGCCCCATAGTCTCTTGCGCCATCTGGAAGATTGGTTGGCTTGAAATAGTTCAAGCTAACCACTGACGAGGATGTATTTAAAGAGGAAACGGTTTCTGATGCGCCAGAAAGCTCTAGGAATGAAAAATAAGCACTGCCAGAAAGACAATCATTTAGCCCCAGTCTATCGCCAAAACCAACATCCCAAAGTGCCCCATAAGGCGAAGCCTCCACTGGAAATTGAATAGATGTGATAGAGCGATAAGTTTTAGTTGACTCAACCGCAATCGATTGCCCCGAAGTAACGGCTAGATTCTCAGTAATTACAGCACCCAAAATATCTACGCCTGTTAAAGCAATATTTCCTGCCGCCACGTCCGCCGTAGTACCGACTGGCGTGACTAGGATACTCCTAGCAACGTCTGGCTGAGACAAGAAGTTCGTTGTTGTTACTGCGCCCGACCCAGTATCTCCGGCAAAATCGTCAAGCATATTAATAGCAGTCCCGTCGGCAATATTTATAAATGATTGCTTATAAGGAAGTATTTGATTTGGAGTTTTAATATCTAAAGATCTTCTTTCGTAACTAGCAAAAACCTCTAATGGGTAGAGAGCGGAAAAAAGAATTAATAATAAAAATTTCATACTCTTGTCTCCGCAAAGAAAAAAGGGGCCGAAGCCCCCTTGTGATTATTAAGCTAATGTGTCAGAAATTAAGTAACCGCAGTCAAAGTTTACGCCCTTGAAGCCATAAACATCTTTTACGATAACTTGAGTTGATTCAGGAGGATTGTCTACTTGTGACTTATAAACTTTCTTCCCTTCGCTTCCTCTTAAAGTTAAATAGTATCCTAATGACTGTTGCTTCTTAGCTGCTTGCGCAGGAGCTAAGTAAAGCAATACAGAGTCAGAATACAAACTTCCAAGAGAAGCTGTTTGGCCTTCTTTTGCAGAATTATAGCCAACATTTGGAACGTGAAGGAATTGAACCTTCATGAACTTTTGGATGTCTTCATAAGTCAAAGCTCCAGCCTTGTCATACTTAAACCCTAGGTTCTCGATCACTTCTGGATGATATGAAAGAACTTCAGCAACATTCGAAGGGACGATTGCTCTATTTGCAAATTGCTTTACGTCGTCCCAAATTGCCACTCTCGCCGCCTTAATGTCAGTGATAGGGCTAGATGTTGAATAAGCTGACCACTGATTTGCGCCTGCTAAAGTTGTCTTGTTTGTCGCATGATAGTTAGCCGCAGTCATAACTTCGGTAGCGAATGCGTTTTCTTTGTTCAGCCAAATTAGACCAGTCAATTCCTCAGTCGTGTCCGATTCTTTATCGAATGGGTCATCGAAATTAATCTTGTCTTCTGGCGTAATTGTGTCAGCTAATCCGTGAGCCGTTAAAAGAAACGACTTCGCCGTGTCTGGCTTAACTGTTTCAACGTGACGAGCTTCGCCTTTCCCAATCATTTCATCGTTTTCAAGGATGACGTGATCTTTCATGTACTGGCCGATCAATCCAGACATTTGCCCAACAGCAAGTTTTGGCAATGCTACTTCAGAAATAAAACCATCAGGGATAAATTTATTCGATACGCCCGAGAGGTACTTATCGACTTGTGCTTTATTTTGCGACATTTTTAACTCCTAGTTATTAGTTAAGTTGATGAATGTTAAATTGTACCTCGATAATATCACCGGAAACACCCGATTGCATCGCATGGCCAATGCACCAGTTTGTTGCAGTTCCGGCAATGCCGAGAGCGGAAGCATTCGACATAATCGAATCACCTCTTGTCACGGTTCCGCCTAATAGAACTTTAACATGTCCACCGACTTGAACTTCGCACTGCTCGCCAGAAGCCTTGCCGCTTTCATTTAATACGCCCATGCACTTTGCGCCTGAAGATGACTGCTTAATAACATGCTTGTCGCTTGTGCCAAACTTTAAGATCTTGTATTTATCAGAAGAGAGTGATTCCCCAGCGATAAAGGCAAGAACTTTTGATTTTAAACGTGAAGCCATTTTTTACTCCTTATTTAGTTAATTCTTTTTTTGCTTGTTTTAAAGCTTCTGAGAATTTCAGGTTTTTATTTTCTTTCATTAATTCTTCAGCTCTTTTTTCACACTTCGAGTAAGCCTCGTCTTCACTTGCTTCTTTTGTGTCTCCGCCTTTTCCGCCATGCCCATTTTCAGAAAGCTTCACGCTTTTCTGAAGAGAGATGAATTTCTCCATATCTCCGGCTAAAAAAGACTCACGCTGAGCCTCCACTGCTTTTCCTTCGGCCATAAGCGTATTGAAGCGAGAAGTTTTTTCTGCGAGTTGCTTGTCTTTTTTAAGTGTTTCAATTTCACTTTTTAAGCCACCAACCATGGCCATAAGAGCGGCTGGATCTTTTACGCCTAGGTCTGTTTCTAGCTTGCTATATTCGTCAAGCTTCTTTTTTTCTAATTCATTCATCGAATCCTCTCCTTGTTGAGTTTCGTTTAATTCACCTTTTTTAAGCATTGCATAAGCGATCGCCAAGGCTTGGTCTTGCGAATAGCCTTCAGCAATTAATTTTTTTACTTTTTCTCTAAAAGCATCGTTTGCTAAAAGAAAAGCATTTGCCTTTGATGCGTCAATTTCCGAAAGGGTTGTTGCGGAGACCATTCTTTTAACGACTGGTCTGTTCGTAAGGGCTGCGCCTAATAAAACGCATCCGTGATTTATGCCTGTTTCGTTATCAATATAGTTGGAATCAAAATCTGCTGAAATATAAGCGTACTGCTTATCGCTTAAGGCTGCAGTGCCAAGGGAGTTTAATTCAACCTCGGCCCACAATTCTTTTTTGCCCTCAACGTCTCTAACGTCGAGTTTTTTAAACCAAGCATAAGCCCGTCTATCTGAGTCATGTGCTTCGTCTAAAGATATCTTAATGCCTCTTACATCCTTATCGAAATTTTCTTTCATTTGGTAAAGCATTTTTGAAGTAACTTCAACCTTTCCATACCTAGGATCTTGGATAGAACATTCTCTTAAAACTTGAATCCAAGTTGTCTTTCTCATGTTGTCAACTTCATTGAATTTAAGTTCGCCGAATTTGATTTCAATAAGGTCACTGAAAAGTTTTGGTGATGTGTTCATGTTAATATGCTCCATTAAAAGGTTATCTGAGTCAATTATTTTTTAACCCTTGCAACAAGGCTCACCTAGCGTTATCGACTCTTGGGCCTTCTTTGAAAGAGCCAGAGTTGAAGATATATCTGGATTGCCTTTGTCACCTTTTAGGTTCACGACCCAATAACTTTTGCAGTTATGGTGAAGTGGTGGTTGATACTTTTGGACTGCAGGATCGTTGTAGGCAAAAGTCATTCCGTTTAATTCCTGACAAATAGCGGAAACAGGATCGGCATTTTGAAAGGTGTAAGACTCTATTTGTTCTTCAGCCTCGTCGAATATTTCTTGCCTTCCTTCGTTAACCAACTGGCTCGCAGTGATGTCGGCTCCGACTTGAAAATAAGATGCGCTCAATAGTTTATCTACGGAATCAGTTAAATCTTTCTGAATCACTTTTGGATCAGAAGATGAGCTTACCGAATTCTGGTATTGAAGCGACGAAGCTTTTTCTATATCTGCGATCTGGGTATTGGCAATTAGTTCAGCCTTCGCCTTTATTCTAGACCTTTGTGCCCTTGTTAACTTATCGATGCTTGCTAATTTAACGCTTCTTTTTAATTCCTGATTAGCTGATTGATTCGCTTGCAATGTATGTCGTGAGTAGACTTCGGAGAGTTCGGCTATATACGCAGGAAGGCCCGTGACATTTACTTTATTTGGTGCCTGATATTTCGCCCCATCTCCAAGTGCTTCGTATTGGGCCATGGTTTTAGATATTACTTGTTCGGCGAATTGTTTAAGGTTTTTTGAGAAAACTTCCTTTAGCTCGCTGGATGCATCTTCAATTAAGACTGGCGGTTTTTTACTTTTTTTTTCTGCAAAGTTGTATGGGCTAGCCGGATCAGGCTTTTTTCTTTCTGTTTCTTTTTCACGTTCAGGGAGCTTAAGTCTTCTTCTGATGTCGGTCTCAAGCCTCTCATCTGGCGTTATTATATTCGCCCCAGAAAGTGAAGATAGGATATTCGCAAGCTCGGTTCCTGCCTTGTCGTTAATTCCAGTACAGACGATTTTAACCCTTCTAATGCCATCCTCAAAATTAAGATCGACTAATTGCTGGACGAGGGATTTATTTAGTTTGTCGCAAATCATCTTGGATATAAATTCAAGAGAGGATAAGAAGAAGTCAGACAAGTCAGACCCAAGCGCATAAGAACCGCCTGAACCGTTTTGGCCAAGCTGAAGGAAGTTAGCAAGGAAAGCTTGAACCATTTCGTTGTTTTCTGACTCTACTGTTACCCTTAGCTTCTGGGGGTCAAACTTATTCTCAACCATTTCAATGTCCCAGTCTTTTGGAAGCATAAGGAATGAGACTTGCCCCTTAACGTACTTAGTAAGCATCTCCCTTGCTCGCCTATAAGATGAAGAGGACTGCTCACCGTCGTCGCATTTCACGACAGGGATAGGGATTGCGTTATTTTGATTTCCAATTGCTTCTTGCTTAAGGGCCATTAACTTTCTAAGGTAGGCACCATAACATGAGCGGAGCATCGAGATCCCTTCGTAATTATCACCTTCTTTGTCTATGGCAAAATGCAATAAAAACTCAGATGGGATTTCAACTAATCTTCCGTTATCTCCATAGGCTTCTTGAATAATATTTCTTAGGGTTCCGTCGTGGTTGGTAATCCACTGCTCAATGGTTTTTTGTGAAAGCCACTTAACCGATTTAAAAGAATTATAACTACCAATCTCTGGATCTTTCAAAACAACCTTATGAGTAATTTCAAACAAGGAGTAACCAAACGCCACCATTGTTAAGATCTCGCCAATAAACTCATCGAACGTCTTTGCTTCGTTTTCAAATAAAGCTTTTTGGGTGATATAATATTGCTTATCTGCCTCTGGGGAATCTTCCAGTTTTTCTATACTCCAAGAGGCAGATTTAATTGGATTACAAACAGACTTAATACACATAACTACTTTAGGGTCGCTTCTTCTCATTTGGTCGTATTTGGTAGCCGCATCTTTGCCTTTGAGGTCGGCAAGGTATTCTTCGTCGATATAGCCAGAATATGACTCCGTTCCTGACGTACCAACTTCAATAACCTTAACAGGTGTTTCGCCTATTAACTTCATCGATTTTGGAGTTACTTCTTCTCTTTCTTTTGATTGACCAATTCCGAGACCTGAAAATAAATCTTTTATTGAAGCCATTACCAATTCCCTTGAATAATTCTGTCTAAATCTGAATCTATAGAAGATGATTGCATACTTTCGTCCGTATTAAAAGAGCCTGACTTTCCAAGTCTGTCTAAAGCCTGTGTCATGGCATCTACTTGGTCATCGTTTTTTGCACTTGGGAATGTTGTTATCTCAAGAACAAACCCGTCAACCCATGCTGTTTTTCTTGGATGCGGAATCCAAACGTCACCGGCCTCAAATGTAGGTTCGCAAGCCCTAAGTCTTGCTTCTTTTGATGTTTTTGGATTGACAGGGATAACGCCAGAGATCTTTTTCTTTACGACATCGATAATGGCTGGGCCGTTAGCTTTGTCTTCTATAAGAGTTAGATGTGGCTTCCATTTATCATTTAAATCTTTAATTGCCTTTAGCGTGTCGTTGAAAGACATCCTGTCTCTGACTTGGTCAATTAGATATTTTTGAGACCCAATCTTTCCCCAGATCTGACCAACAACAAAGTCAGAATTATTGGTTTCTTTAAATGCACAGTCCCAAGAAGATAGGATAAGGTCAAAATAAGGTGGAAGATTCTCCCAATATTTTAGCCATTTCGATTTAATAATAGCACCTGAAGGTGGAGCTGGCCTTTGTTGATATAGAGAAATCCACGTTGAAGATGGTGCGTTTGCTTTAACTTTTAGATAATGTTCTGTGGAAAACTTTTCTAGCCAAATACTCTCACCAACATTTCTTGGGTCTAATTCACTTGGCCCATCTTCGTTTAAGGCTGGAAATGAAATAACTTCAAACTGATCTGCATTAGGATCTTTCTTGGCTTGCTCAAGTATCTTGCCGGCCAAATCATTTTCATGCCATCGTGTCAGGATAATTAATTTCCCAACATTGCTTCCCTCTGCCCGTGTGCAGAAAACCGAGTTATACCATTCCCATGTATTCATCTGAAACGAAAGTGATTGGGCGTCTTTTGGGTTTTTAACTGGGTCATCTACGATAAGGTAATCTGCACCCATGGCAGTTAAGGTTCCGCCGATTGATGTTGAAAAATAGTATCCGCCAAAGACCGTGTCTGTTTTCTGGGAATTTACCACAAGATTGCGCCAATGTGGGAAGCTTCCCTTGTCGCAGTTCGTAGGCAAAATTTTCCCAAATAGTTTAATAAACTCCGGTGAGGATAAGATCTTTTGGACGTCCCTAGACTCCTGACCAGCTAAGGAATCGCCATAAGTAGCCCCGACCACCTTGCGATTTGGGAATCTGCCTAGAATATTTGATATCGCCCTTTTCTTCAGCTCTGATTTACCAACTCTAGGAGGCATAAAAATCATCAGATTGAGGATTTCTCTATTAACCCATTTATTAAGCTTGTCTATAACAACCCTGTGATGCCAGTTTTCTTTAAAGCCTTTGAATGTGTAGTGAGTAAAATGACCAACATTACGACGGGCCATCTCTTCTTGGATTTCTTCTTCTGTAGCGTCTATGAAAGCATTCATTTAATCGAGTCTATTTTTTCGGTCTTTAAGGTAAGAAATAATATAATTGGGCCCGCATTCATGCTCTTTTGATTGGAATCCGACAAAATCTTTGCTGGTTATTGGGATATTTACTTCGACAAGCATTCCACAATTAATACACCTTTCTTCTATTATTGCAACATTGTGCTTTAGGCTAAATGACTTCGGGTCTGTGTCTGGGTAAATCAAGCCGACTCCTCGCTTTTTAGTTTTTTAACCAAATCAAGATATTTCTCTAATTCTTCATCGGATAGCTTTTTAAGGTCTGGCTTGTTTTGAAAGACAACGGGATGCTCTTCGCTTCCCTCGTGGATGATTTTATTTACAGCTGGATATTGTTGCCTAAAGCGAGACTGAAGAGTGAATTGAACTTGCCTACCATCTATCTTTCCATTAGACCGAGTCTTTTGTCCCGACGCTCCCATTACGTTTAAGGTTTCCCAAAATTTCAACCCCTCTAATTCAGCCATTTTCTTGGCTTCAGCGAACTCGGGAAACCTCTTAACCCAATCATATAGGCAGTCTCGACTAACTCCAACCTCGGCCCCAAAGGAGTCGAATGAATAGCCTTTCTTCATGTGGTCAATTACTTTTTGGCAGAATTCATATTTAAATTGCAAGATACGCATGACGCTAGGATATCATTGTGCACTAGGTAAAATCAAGCATTAGAGGATTTTTGTCCAATACTCAATTTCTTCTTTGCTAACCGGAACTAAAATCTTTCTCGTGTATTTTCCACCGCATCCATGATCACGACTTTTTAAACCACGATAACCTTTGAAGGCAAACGGCACATCCGTGACAATCTCTTTCTTGCACTTTGGACAGTTTGCGTGTTTGATTTTAAGATCGTACTTTTGAGCCCAAACTTCTGGATCTTCTTGAGGAAAAAGCATAACACTCCATGTATTGGCCTGATTAAAAAATTGTGCCGATAATGCCCCGCAAGGCTTCTTTAACGTAGTCGTTATAGTCTTTAGAATCAATTAGTTTTTCTCCATTGATTTCGATTACTTTATCCATTGCACACTCCATTGCCCGACATGCTAAGAAGGGTTTTCTATATCTATTCTTCTTTTAAATGAGTCGACTACAAAAAGCTTTTCCATGAGTGTCAAGTTCTCCCAAAATGAAGCAAAATCACCTTCCTCATTAAAATAGCCAAGGACTATCTTTCCAGTCTTTGACTCTTTTCTTAACTCGTCAGTGATGTCTATTTTATTTTTAAATTCTAAGATTTTACAATCACTCATTTACCCCCCCCATCTCTCTCTTTTTGCTAATTAGCCCTTGGGTTCATGTCGTTTGGCCTGATCCTTTCGGATTCTGGCTTTTGATTCTCGATTTCTCTTTTTAAATACCAGATGGCTTTTTCTAAGTCTTCTTTGTATTTTTCAGGGTTCTTTTTACCGGCCCTACAAATATACTTGACCGCATTACCAAGGTGGAATCCTAGCTTCTAATCTTCGATAATTTCAATTACCTCGAATTTTCCTTGGTTATAGTGCTTTGGGTGAGTGACGTTTTCGCTGGTATCTAGTATAGGCTTTCTTAGTACTAAAGCATCTCTCTTTACGGTCATGTCTATATTCTCACTCATATTTACTCCTTGTAAAAACCTAATAACGGCTTAAGATCGTCAAATTTCAGCGTTTTGGCATAAAATTCTCCGACAAATTTAATTTCCTGCTTATCCCAGTTGACTTCGATTTTATTTAGTTTCCCGAGATCCCTTCTGGCTAATGGCTTAAGGTCGTTAATTGCTTGCATTATCTTAGGTCGGAGGGTTTCTATTAATGCCTTCTGCTTTTTTCTTCTTGTACTCATTTAACTCTTCTCTCCATTGATTCTGTAGTTTTATTAGTATCTCTCTGGTTGTTAAATCAGGGAATTCCTTTTTAAACTCTTTTGCTTTATTTACAAACCAACGATCCAAAGGCTTGTTTTTCCATTTAAAATTAGTTTCAACGCCAGATATTAAACACTTTGCCATTTATCACCTCTTTATAAAATTCAATCAAGCCATATATATTCGTCTTTTATTTTACACTCTATTTTCACAGTCCATCCGTTAAACTCATAATAAAAAGATAAACCATGAGAAGAATCAAATTTTTCAAAATCCGTGAGGTCGCCACGCCCAAACCAAATAGGCTCGTCGGATGAATAAGATGGATTGATTACCCCCCCCCGTTTAAAGCCTTACACTTTTTTTCAAGGGCTTCTCTTTTAATACTCCGCCACTCCTGAGCTTCACGGTCAGCACTCTTAAAAAGCATCCTCATAAGGGTTCTTGCCAAATAATAATCCTCAACATTTTCAGCGATCTGGTCACAAATGCTTTTGGTGACTGAGTCCCAAGATGTTTTTTCATAATAGTTTTCACAAACATCTTTTAAAGGGATTGGCTTCCCTGAGTATTTACTGCACGAAGCCAACAAAATCATTATCGATAAAATTCTCATATCTCACTCCACGTCGAAAAAATAGTTACAATAGCCAATGGTATATACTGTCAGGAAATCGGTAACGAAATGAACGAACGAATAAACACCGCCATTCAAGAATCCTACTACTACTCTAATGACCGCCATCCAAATAATAAACCGGTTAATCTTAAAATTCATCAGTATCTCCTTTTTAACTCTTTTTCTCTTCTGATGTAACAGAAAAAGCAGAAATGATTTTTATTATCAACAGCCTCACAATCCCTGTATCCTTCATGATCAGGGCAAGAACAGCACCCTAGGTGACTTCTTTTCATAAACCAAGAAAGCTTTTTATCTATAACAGACTTAAATTCTGTAACGGATTTAAACTTAAAAACTTTCGTATTCATCTAGCTCTCCCTCGTGCTCATCACAATAAGATTCTATTTGCCATTCTTTTTTATAGCCACTTCCTGAGCAATATTCACAAAAACCAATTCCAGTCATGTCGTAATCCTCGCCAGATCCTTGGCAATGATTGCAGTCAGCCTCTTCGAAAGTGTAGATACAGCCGCATTTATTAATTTGGTTAGTCATTACTAATCCTACTGATTGTTTTGTGAAATCATAGATTCTATAATTTGCAAGCTACTCAATAGTTCTTCTTCTTTTTTATCTTTAAAAAATTTAACAATTTCTTCTTTTTTAATCTTCCTTATCTCATCTAAGAAAACTCTTCCAATCCCATCAATGCGAGTTGTGTATCCAATATAGCTGTCATAATATTTCATGCTATCAAAGAAACTCAGTAGTGTTTTGTTAATAGCCTCCATCATTTCAAGGTATCTTTTCTCTGCGTATTCCTGTGTTTTCTTTTCAAATTTTTTATCTAGGCTCATACAACCTCTCCTGTTTTTATATCCCTATCGGGAAACATCTTATTAAAATACTCATAGCTTTTAGTTCTTTTTTTACACCATTTTCCCATTTCAAATTTATTGTCATAAAGTTTCATCTTTTTATATTTAATCTCTCGCTCAAGCACATCAACAAGCCTATTAATTGAAAAATAATCAACCCTAGCCTCTATATCCATGCTTGGGAATTCTTTGAGCGAATACTTGCTGGGTTGAAAAATTAACTCGTACAACCAGCTTGACACCCATGTTGGAGGAACATTTACCCCGATTTCTTTTAACATTTTTACATAAAACATATTCATGCTTTTTGGCTCTCTTGAAATATTAAAAGTCTCATAATGGGAGATTACTTCTGAGGAAGGCACAGTTTTACTGGCTTCAATAAAGTATCTTGCCCATTTCTCCCCATCCCAATGGCGTTTAACTCGATCTCTGTTTTTGTGATCCTGTTTACTTGTTTTGCTAGATTGCATATTGCTTTTGCCCTCTCGATTGTAGTTGTGCCCATTCTGATGCCGTTAATTTCATCAATTAAGGCTTTTCTGATACCGTTAGTTGTAAGTTCGATTTCTTCAAGTTTTTTCATTAATTTTCCCTTTTGCTCTGTATTTTTTATAACCATTCCTTGACAGCCAAGCACCAACAGAATGCCTCTTAATGCCCAATGCCCTGCCTATTTGTTCTGCTGTATAACCTTCGCTCCACAAGCTAGCGATAGCCTCTTGAAAAACTGGATCGCTGTAATCATTTTGGCTCACTTGCCTTGGTTTTTCATCACCTAGTTTAAGTTTTGCTTTGTTGTAAATTTCGTTCATTTTAACCTCTTTGGATTTAGTCAATTAACTCAAGCCAATCATCCGCCATTATATCAGATAGCCTAATTGAGTCATAAAACCTTACTCCCTCTTCATCGGTATATTTAAACCAAGGCTTCCCATCTTTAAAGTTTTTATAATCAATTTCCATGTAATAGTTATTCCGATTCCATGATTTCCTATAAATCTTCTTGCCGTGAAGTAGCCTAGGATATATTTCAAAGAACTTCATTCAGCCTCTCAATTGCTTTTTTGTTATCGGCGAGAAACTTGCGAGCTGCCTTGCCTGCATGATAAAAATTATCCCCAATCTGTTCATGATCATGAAGAAGCTCAAACTCTCCGTCATAACTTTGGTCAATGTAGTTTTCTTTATCACCATAAAATTTAATCACTTCAATAGCTTTTCTTAACAGGTCTTCGGTTTGGGTTAGCTCCACTCTTAAACAACGTATAAAATTCTCTGGATTTACTCCAACTGTTTTTATATTGTACTCTTTTTGCAGCTTTTCTAAACTTTTGATTGCCTCATCACTCATTTAAATACCTCGTATAAAGTTGAAGTGCTCGTAAATTAATTAAATGAATAAGCAAAATTTGTCTTTCTTTGTCACTGCATTGGTGAATTTCAAAAAATAAATCCAAACTCATCTATATCTCCTCTGGAAAACACTTCGTAAATTCCAACCTCTTAATTACTCCCCGACCTCGACCTCGACCCCGACCTCGACCCCGACCTCGACCCCGACCCCGACCTCGACCCCGAACACGACCACGACCACGACCCCGACCCCGACCTCGACCACGACCACGACCCCGACCTCGACCCCGACCTCGACCCCGACCTCGACCACGAGTTTTCATGTCCAATTCTTTGAATTGCGGCGTTCATTATTTCATCTTCCTGATAAGTTTTGTAATCACAGTAGCATCAACAATTGTGTCCATGTTTACAATTGCATCGTTTTTAAATGGCTCTACTTCATTGAATTTATCTTGATCTTCTAGGGCTTGTGAAAATCTACCAGTGTCAGCAATCCAATCAGCGTCTTTCAAGACAAGGAACTTACCTTTAATTTCTCTAACCTCGCCAGTGTGGGTCATCGTAACCGTTCTAATCAGATACTTTTCACCAATTACAAAAGGATGCTCTTGAGGTGCTTGGGCTGAACCAGAAAACAAGCTTCTTAGTTCTTTAATTTGCCCAAATGTTAAATTGTCGATATTGCAGTTCATTTTTTCTCCTTTTTATTTTTCACCAACTGATTGTGGTAAAATTTTATCCATCATACCCATTGCTCTGAATAGGTTGTTTGCAAAATAATTTCGGCTAAATTGCTCAAGCCATTCCTTGGTAACCTTAACCTCATTCTCTAGCTCATTTTCAATATATTCTTTTACTTTATTTTTAGCCGCCATTGATATGCTCTCTCCGTTCCAAGACCAATCTCTAAATGATTCTGGCTTGAGGTTTTTAATATATTCCATTATTTCATTTGCTTTGTTTTCAACAATATCTGGATATTTTTCAATAAAAACCCTTGCTACTTCTTTCTTAATAATATCCCCTAACGCTCCGTAACCATTTAACTTTAGATACTCGTCCATTGCCCTGTTAATTCTTGGCATAAAATTCAACCTTACATATTCCTCAATAATCGCCTCAGCTGCCTTTTCCATATTGGTAGCGTTGAATTGAATCTTAACCTCGGCTTTTCCATCTTTTAAAGTGAAAGCCGTTTCTGGCTCGACATAATCCTGCTCGTAATAATCACTCATAACATTCTCCTTTTATAAACATATAGCTGAAACCATTTCTAAAATTAGGAAATGATTTTAAGCACTCGTTTTTGGTTTTGAATTTAAAGTTAAAAAATCTTGGGCCATTATAAGAGAATATAATAACAAAAAGAACTACCATCTTGCCCCTCCTTTAGGGAAAGAGTCGTCAATAACCTCTCGCTTTATTACGACAGACTTGGCGGCTATTATTTTAACAACAGTGTTACTTGACCCTTTTTCAATTAGGTAAATTTCACATGGCCCGCTAGATACAACCTTTTCGTTAAATTTAAGTGTAACCGCTAAGCCTTTTGGAATTAACTCAATTATTGGTGTTTTCAAAATCTCCTCCAATGATTCATAGACTCGTTGAAATTCCATTTATTATTTAAAAGCCATTCCTTCACTGATGGATAGTTTTCGGCCATCCAAGAAGTTCCCTTTGAGTGGAATTGATTATGGTGAATTAAACAAACAGAAATTAAATTATAGCTTTCGTCCGACCCACCAGAGCCTCTTGATTTGACGTGATGAAAAGTGGTCATACCTTCACCATGGAAGCCACAAGCGACGCATGGCCTATTTGACTTATAATTCATTGTAAAACCTCTTTGTTGTTAATATTGGGCCGAATAGTGAACTCGCTCTTTCTAATCTTATCTAAGGCTAATTTTGCAGTTAACGACGACCTTGTATCGGAGTCGTCCGAGCTTTTCTGTTTTGAGATTTTGTCCAAGGTGAATATTAGAAAGATGTTTAAATTTGAAATTCTCATAAGCTCTTTTCTCAACCTCATAATCTCAACTTCTGCACTCATTTTAACCTAAACACTTTTGTCGCTGTGTATTTTTCAGCGAACTCACTTTTAGGAATCGACCCATGTCCGTGAGCGGCTCCGGTTACGTCAACAAGGTCTTTTAAAATAAATGCCCTAAATACCACTAAGTCCTCATCGACATACTTAATCACAGCGTAAACTTCAGGGTCTTCCTTGCTTTGAAAGACAGCTCCTGGCCTTAAATCTAAATCATTTTTTTGCATCTTTAATTTCCTTACATAAAAACTTTTCTACCACAAAAGAACACCCATTAAAACTTGAAAGATCGATTGAGCAAAAATTACTAACTTTTAAAACCTCGTGGTCTCTTTTAAAATCCGTGCCATTTAGGGCCAAGCAGTTACCCGATAAAATTAGGATTTTGGCCATCAGTATTATTTTCAAAGTTACCTCCATACCACTTGACTAAAAATTCCCTTGCAACCTGAGCGTTCTTGTCCGCATGGCTTCTGTAAGCTGGTCTTCCTGAATAATGAGAGGCTAAGTTATGAGCATCTTTTGCGAATCCACTGTCGATAAAATCGCCCGTCTTTTTCATTTTATACAAAACCAATCGCAGCCTAGCAATCTCAGTCACCGCAACGATTAAAAATATCAAAATCAGATTATTCATTTTCGCCGCCTTTTTTTGCTAATTTAACTTCAGACACTTTAAATAAAGCTAGGTAGACCGACCCTTTTGCATATTCAGCAAATTTTAAGGCGGAATCTTGGTCGGCAAATTTAACCGCATTTACAGTGCTGTCAGTCCAAGAAACCTGTCTATTTAAAAGCCCTAGAAACCTATGGGTTTGATGCTCTCTTTCTACAACGTAGCACTTTTTTTCAAACATAAACAACTCCTTCTCTTCTTGGTTTTTTATTAATCTCACATTCGATGGCATTAATTCTAGCCCCTATAATAAACGGAATTCTTGGGTCAAGTGACATCCCACACAACTGCACTCTTTTTCGCCTTATAGCCTCGTCCAATCCCGTGGGATTCCTAAGATCCATTCGGCTAGGTTCGGGTTGACTGGGCCATTTACTACCGATAAGAGCCCTGGCCTCTGTCCACCACTTGGATTTTTCTTCCGAGGTGGCATCGGTTTCGGGGAAGCATCGAACGCCGTAACGGTTGGCAATGAAATAAATTCTTTCCCTTCTTGAAACTCCACCAACGGAGCAAGAAGGTATGACGTGCCATTCGACCGCATAGCCGATCTCGTTGTACTTTTTTTCGATTTTTTCAATGTTAAAACTCCTTATGTTAGCTGAATTTTCAGCGATTACCCAATTTGGCTCTAGTAATCTAATACACCTTAAAAACTCTTTCCATAAAGCTGAGTCCTCATTTTCATCACCATTCTTCTTTCCAGCAATTGAATATCCCGTGCAAGGCCAACCACCAACTACAATGCAATTTCTCGTTAAATAGTTTTGGAAAATTTCAAACATATATTGCTCGATTACTGGGGCATTTTTACGTCCGAATTTTTTAATATCTTGGAA